TTTCTTCCTGCTTTTAAATCCAGAGAGTGAGCGGTTTCGTGCAATAGGGTGCCAAGAATGGCCTCTGCTCCCCTATCGAAAGAAGAGGCAGAGATAAAGATTTCGTGGAATTTCTCTCCGTCTTTTTCATTGGTGCCCCAAGGTGTCCAAGGTGTGAAATGTCCGTGGACTTTTGCGCTTCTGCCAATTGAAATTACGGCACGGGGTGCGTCGGTTTCTTTTTGGATTATTGCGTGTGCTTCTTCAAGGGCTTTAACAATCACTGAAAGGTTTTCCGTTTTTGGTGTTTGGAAAATATCTCCAGCGGTTTTTGCTTTTGGTGCTGGTTTTGAAATTAGGCTGGCTGGTACCTCAAGGGTAAAGCCGTCCATTTTGATTTTTTTGGTTTTCATTTCTTCTCCCGTCTTAAGAAGGAATTTCCCTCTTAATAAGAGAAATTTACCATATCGGAATTGCACAATTGACCAATTGACCCATTTTGAAGATGAACAGAAGATGAATTCTACCTGAGAGAAACCTGAGAAATGAAGTCGATTTGTCGACATTTGGAAAAGGGAATTAGGAAACATTTTCGTTGCGTAAATAACTTAATGACCCCCGCAAATTCTGGAGGGGGAGATAGTCCAGCCTTAAATCAATCCAAGGAATTTATTTTTAAGCCCTTGGAAAAGAATTTTTTAAGTCTTAAGACATAAAAAGATAACCCTAAACCTCAACTAAAGGGTTAAACTTTCCTAAGTCCGTCAGGACGACCATTTGACCCTAGGGTTATTTAATTTGCGTTGTATTATATATATATACTACCATCAAATTTTTCTGTTATATTCGCCCTAATATATGGATAATTTGGACATTATATAAATATATTACCGAACTCTGTTCGGTTTTAAGAAAAAAACAGGTTATCTATATATGTAAAGATAAATTATTATCTTTAACGGAGTTGCCTCCGTTTGGACTACGGCAACTCCTTAATATATATAATTATAATATAATATATAGCAGAGGTCTACCGTTTTTAGGGACCGTTATTATACCGATTTATAAGGGACACAGAGGGCAACTTAATGGGCAGAAAACCAGGGGTGCAAAGCATCCCAAAGGGCGAGGCTCAGAAGAAAGTTCTAGCCCTACTTGAGCAAGGCTCTACCATCACCACCGCTATGGCAGCCGTCGGACGAAACGACGTCACCTTCCGCCAGTGGTCGATGCAGGACCCTGAGTTCAAAGAACAGGCTGACAAGGCTCGCCTAGCAGGTAAAGGGGTCAAGGCTGACCTGAAGGAACTCAAGGATATATCCTATGAGGATTTCTGTACCCAGTTCCTAGAGACTAAGATTTTTCCTCACCAGCGAAACTGGATTGAGTTGATAGATGGCAAGGACCCTTCTTGGATTCACCCATCAATGATTTACGACAAAGCCTCAGACAAGCGCATCCTAATCAATGTGCCACCTGAGCACGCCAAGTCTACAACCATCACAGCCAACTACGTAACTTGGAAGATTGTGACCAACCCTAACTCACGGGTTATCATAGTTTCTAAAACTCAGGGTATGGCTCGAAAATTCTTGGGACAAATTAAGGGACGCTTAACCCACCCAGACTTTACCAAACTGCATACCGCATTTGGTCCTAACGGTGGATACAAGTCTGACTCTACACAATGGTCAGCAGATATGATTTATCTAGGTACAGGTCGAGACTCTGGTGAGAAGGACCCTACGGTGCAAGCCTTAGGTATTGGCTCCCAGATTTACGGTGCTCGTGCTGACTTGATTATCCTAGATGACGTTGTGATGAACTCAAATGCCCACGAATGGGAGAAGCAAATTGAATGGCTTCAAAAAGAAGTCATCACTCGTTTGGGTCGACACGGCAAACTACTTATAGTAGGAACCCGTGTTGCCCCAATAGATTTATATAAAATGCTGCGGGATGGTTCGCAATGGACTGGTGGTAAATCTCCATTTACTTACTTTGCTTGTCCTGCGGTTTTAGAGTTTGATGAGAAACCTGAAAACTGGAAAACCCTATGGGCAAAGACCGACAGACCAGAGGGCGAAACAGATGAACCAGATGAAGACGGATTATATGCAAAGTGGGATGGACCTGCGTTATTCACAAGACGTTCAGAGGTTACCCCGTCCGTTTGGGCAATGGTTTACCAACAAGAAGATGTTATCGAAAATTCAATTTTTTCGCCGACCTGCATTGCAGGCTCCGTCAATGGAATGCGAAAACGAGGACCTCTCAAGCCTGGAGTACCAGGACATCCGAAGCATATTGAATCTGCATATACAATTATTGGCCTCGACCCAGCGATGGCAGGAGCCACGGGAGCGGTAGTAATTACCTACAATCGTTCTGACGGAAAAATTTATATTTTAGATTGTGTCAATATGACAGATACAACCCCTCAGCGAATTAGAGATTTGATTGAAGAGTGGGTTATCAAATACAAACCCCAAGAAATTAGAATTGAAATCAACGCCCACCAGAAGGCTTACGCCTTGGATGATGATTTAAGAAATTGGCTAGCCCAATACGGTTGCCAACTTAACTCACACTTTACTGGTAAGAACAAATGGGATACAGGATTTGGTGTGGCTTCTATGGCCTCGCTATTTGGGACAACAAGAGATTCTCGTTTTCAAGATAACAACTTAATTGAACTACCTTCTAATGAAGGCTCTGAAGGTCTTAAGACGTTAGTTCAACAATTGATAACTTGGAAGCCTGATACTAGAAACCCAACAGATACTGTAATGGCCCTATGGTTTGCCATCATTAAAGTAAGAGAGTTGATGCAACAAACCTCAAACGCATCTAAGTTTGCTAATAACCGTTGGGCGACTAAAGCACAAAAACAACAAAGACATTCAATTGATTTAAACGAGGCCTTTGCAGAGCAATGGGCCGAAACATACACATAGGAGAAACAAATGGCACTTCCAATGATTGCAGCAGGTATTGCTGCTAGAGCAGTAGTAAAGAAACTTGCAACAAGAGCAGCGGGTGGCATTGTTGGTGCTGGCGCTAAGTCAGTAAATCCCGTATACCGCAATACAGGTACTGGTTCAGTTAAGCCATTTCCTGGTGGTACAAAATATCAAGCAGATACAGTAAATAAAATGAGAACTGAATTTGTGAATGATAGAAAATCTGGAGTAACAGCAAAAAAGAGTGCTGCTATTGTAGAAAAAGTAAATCGTGATATACCTAAAAAACCAACAGTTAAGATTAACAGTAACCCAACACGCTCACGCTAAATAACTTTCCTTTAATCGTTAGGATATAAATGGTTTTAGACATTAAACAAATCGCTGCACGAGTTGAGTCACTCAAGTTCCGTGCTGCAGAGCGTGATGCTCGTGCTGGAGATGTACTTGCTGTACGTCAAGGCAAAATCGCCGACGTTTATCCTGACTTTTTTCCAGAAGGTGTAGACGCAAATGTCGTTGCAAATTTTATTGATATCGTTGCCAGGGACCTTTCTGAGGTTATGGCGCCACTGCCAGCGGTCAACTGTTCTGCGGCGAATTCTGTTTCTGACCGTGCCCGTGCTTTTGCTGATAAGCGCACTCGCATTGCTTCTAACTATTTTAATCACTCTGACCTTGCGGTACAAATGTACTCAGGAGCGGATAGATATATAACCTATGGTTTCGCTGCGTTCGTAATTGAACTCGACGAAGAAAACCAGATGCCTCGCATACGCATAGAGAACTCTAGGATGGCATATCCTGAATTTGACCGCTATGGACGTTGTGTTGCATTTGCCAAATTATACTCTCTAACATTGGGCGAATTGTGTTCCCAGTTCCCAGAGTATGAGCGTCAACTACTTGGGCCTATGGGATATGACCAAGACCTAAACGCATTAATTGAAATCATACGTTACTATGATAAAGACCAGTCAGTAGTTTATGTACCACGCCGTGATAACTTAGTTTTATCTAAGGCTAAAAATCCAATTAACAAACTAATGATTGTAGTTGCCAAGCGACCAAATGTTGACGATGATATTCGTGGACAATTTGATGATGTACTTGGTATCCAATT